CGGCTTGGGTTCGCCCCATGCTTCTACGCCGACACCGGTCAGGAATGCTACAGCTTTATCTTCATTTGTCCACTGTCTTGTGGCGCGTTTGTTGACCAGCTTCCAGCCGGGGACTTTCTGGCCTTCTTCCAGCAGTCCGTGCGCCAACTGTTGCAAGTCCTTAATGAAGCCTTCGATCAGCGGCACTTGTTCCAGATAATGCGCTATCTGTTCGACAGGTAACGCTTCCAGCTTGGCCTTCAGCGCACGGTCAACAGCGCCTGTCATGATAGGACAGACCGGCTTGGCAGCGCACCACTTGCAATGGTCGCCTGATGCCAACGGCGCGTTTGGCTGCATCGCAATCTTGACGGCTGCGGCAAGTTCTTTCTCGAACGCGTCAACGCGGGCAAGGTCTGTCACCCACCGCTTGACGTAGGGCGGCTGGACAATGATTAGTTCAACTTCTTTTGCGCCGTTGAAAGCCCACGCCGTTTCCGTCGTGCGTTTAGCCGCCGCAGCGTAGAAGAGTAGCTGGCTGTTTTCTTCGACTTCGACAGCAACGCCATCGCCAAACTTCCAATCCAGAACGACCGCTCTATCACCAATGCGACCAAGAAGATCGGTAGAACCAAAAACGTCAGGCAGAAAATCACCAAAGCCAACCCGGCTTTCAACCGCATATTCCATCTCCCCTGTAGGGTCTACTTCGTCCAGCGCACGCAGCGCCGGTATCAGCTTGTCATCGACCAACGCTTCAGTCAGCACTGTCTGTTCATAAGCCGTGCCGACCAAGCTGTACGGGTCAAGGTCGCTCTCTAATATAGATGCTATAGTGTCATGCAGGAGCGTGCCTTCGTCGGCGTAGCTGCTGCTGGGCTTCGGCGGTACGGTGTCCACCAGCGCCACGCTGCCGGGGCAGGCGATAACACGCTTGGCGGTCGAACCGCCGACTATTTTACTATGCTGCATACTGAACCTTCCTTTACTGTTTGAGCGGCCATCATACACACAACAAATTTTGATGCAAGGCTTGAAATGCAAAAAATTTTGTAGTAGCCCTTCGTCATGACTGAGAAAGAAATAGAACGGTACTTTTGCAAACACGTGCGGGCAGCCGGCGGCTTTGCCTATAAGTTTCGCAGCGTTACGCAGGCAGGCGTCGCCGACCGCATAGCTTGTATGCCCAACGGCGAGGCTTGGTTTATTGAACTGAAGAAGCCCGGCGGACGCCTGTCCGCGTTGCAGCGTATCTTTGCAGATGAGATGACGCACACCAAGCAGCACTACGCGTGTCTGTGGTCAGTAGAGGATATAGACGCATGGCTCAAACGCTTCAACTGAGGCCGTATCAAGAGCAGGCGGCGACGTTTTTGTACGAGCGTGACCGCGCCATGATCCTTGCGCCTGTCGGCGCGGGCAAGACCGCCATCACTTTGACAGCGATGGATGAGATGCTGCGCGACGGCCATGTCAAACGCTGGCTGGTGGTAGCGCCCAAGCGCGTCTGCACAGATGTGTGGCCGGTGGAAGCGCCGAAGTGGTCTGGCATCGCCCCTGCACTTGCTGTCGGATCGCCGTCGCAACGTGCCGCAGCACTTCAGAGCGATGCCAGTGTGGTCGTCATTAACTATGACAACTTAGATAAGCTAGAGGATTTATCCGGCTTCGACGGGATTGTGTTCGACGAACTGACACGGCTGAAGAACCCCAGCGGCAAACGCTTCAAGGCGCTGGATAAGCTGCTGGCTAACGTCAAGGTGCGCTGGGGGCTGACAGGATCGTTCACGTCGAACGGCCTTGAGGATGTCTTCGGCCAGTGCAAGATCATCGACCAGACGCTGTTGGGCCGCGCCAAGGGTGCGTTCATGCAGCAGTATTTCATCTGCACCAACCGCGACTTCGGCCAATGGGTTCCGGCAGCCGGCGCGCTGGAGCAAGTCATGGATCGCATACGCCCTGCGACGTTTGTGCTGGAGCCGGGCGAGTATAAGGACAAGCTGCCGCCATGTCATGTTAACGAAGTGCGCGTTTCGCTAACAGATCGTAAGCCATATGACGAAATGAAGCGCCATTATGTAACACGTTTCGGCGACGACCAGATCGTCGCGCAGAACGCAGCGTCGGTGACGACCAAGCTGCAACAGATGGCGTCGGGCTTTGTCTACAACCGCGGCGGCGATATAGGGTCGATATGGTTTAGCCGCCACAAGTTTGACCGGCTGGAAGAACTGCTGGCGGAGAACCAGCGGGCCAACACCATCATCGCTTACACCTATCAGGAAGAGTTGGCGGAACTGAAGCGCCGCTTCCCGCACGCGCAGACGATGGACGACGACAACGTCATCGAACGCTGGAACCGCGGCGAAGTCGAACTGTTGTTGGCGCACCCTAAGTCGGCGGGTCACGGCCTGAACCTACAGCACGGCGGATGTCACATGGTGTTCTTGTCGCTGCCGTGGTCGCTGGAACTGTACGAACAGACGGTCGGGCGCTTGCACCGCAGCGGTCAGACCAAGGATGTCTGGGTCTATGTGCTGCTGACCGAGAAAAGTATTGACGAACGTATATGGGCGGCGCTGCACGACAAGCGTGCGGTGTCCGACATAGCTTTAGAGGAATTGAAAAATGAGTAAGTTAAACTGGCGGTCGATGATCGCCGTGTTGTCCGATCTTACGGAAGCCCAACTGAAAGACGCGCTGGACGTTGAACTGGAGACGCACAAGCGGCCAGCCCTCGCCCGGCGGTTGCATCAGCGGTACTCTGCGATGCGGACAGCGCGGGAGCGCGGCGAGATTATGAAAAGGCTAAAGAAATGATAGACGACAAGAGCGAAGCCGGATCGTGGGCTGAAGCGTTAGCGTTCAAGGACGCCGTCAACCCTGACCATTACAAGTCAGGCGGCATAGAGGCCATCGACTATATTCAGGCCAAGCTGTCGCCGGAAGAGTTCGCCGGTTACTGCCGCGGTAATATGCTGAAATACTTGAGCCGCTTAGGCCATAAGGACGAAGCGGCTCAAGAGATGCGTAAAGCTATTTGGTACGGTGAGCGTTGGTTACAGGCGAGGGACACTCGCGCGTAGGAACGCAAGAGCGCCCGCGGTAAAGGCAGCGTTAGCCGCCGTCATCAAGTCTGCGTCGCCGACCAGATAGCTGGCGGCGGCGCTGAGAACGCCCATTGCAGCCAGAACGTATGTGCGATAACCTTTAAGCATATTACTTCTCCTTCGGATAAAACGCCCAAGGCAGTTCCCAATGCGGGCCGTCCTTGAACGCACGCCAATCGCCGCCCCATTGGAGCGGGACTTTCTCGTCCGCCGCAGCGGACTTTACTATTTTAGCCAGCCGGTGATACAGTGGCCAATCCCATGAAACTTTACCGCCGATCATCGGCGCCAGATCGACAGCGTGACCTGTAATGTGGCGCGAGTTCATCGTCTTTGACGCGCCTTGGGCGACCAACTGCTTCTGGCGCTCTACGGTACGTAAGCCTTCTAGCACCGTGAAGTCTAGGTCAGACAGCGCCGCAGCCTTCTTGACGACACGCACCAGATCAGGGTGTACGCCCTCAAGCCGTGACAGACTGCGCTGGCCGAGGATGATGCTCATGCACCAGCCTTGAGCAGTATGCCGACCAACAGCAGAATGATTGTGCCGGCCACGGACATACCTATGGTTTCAAGACGCTTCAACCGCGCACAGATACTTTCGTACCGGAACGCGCAGACCTGTTCGTGCGTGTTGAGTTGTGCTTGGGTCTGGTCAATAGAAGTCACGGCGTTGCCTTTTACTGGTTGAAGTATTGGTTTAGGATTTGTGCAATCGCGTTACGCGATGCAGGATTTAACTGCTGCGACACTTGCTCCGACATACGCACCGCCGTCGGAAACTGGTTCATAGCCGCCGTCATGTTCGGGCCACTCTCAAACGCTTTAGCCAACTCTTGCTGCACTTTGGGCGACATAATGGCGCGCTGGACTTGGTTAAGCCCTTGACCGGCGTAAGCAACGGAGGGGAATTGGGCGCCGACAATACCGCGCACGCCACGCGACAGATAGCTAGGCTGTTGTTTGGCTAAAAGGTTTCCGCCAGCTGTCGCGCCGCGCCCTTCCAACTCAGCCATACGGTTAAGATTTTGCAGTTCGTCCGCGGTCATCTTCATGGCGTTGTAACGGCGCGGATCGGCAAGCGCCATGCCAGCGATGTCAAACTGGCCCGTACCCATGATATCTTCGACAATCTTTGGGCGTTCGCCACCCATAAGCGCGATAAACTCGTCAGGGTTTTCTTTAGCTAATTGCGCGCCTTTAGCCGTCAAATCTTGACGATTAACAGTTTCAAAGCCTTGGCGTGTGCGGGTAAGATAGTCTTTCCACCCCACACCGCCAGCGCCTTCAACGGCGTTGTCAATCATTTCGCGGGCGCTGGTCAACAGCGACGCGGTACGTTCTTTAGTGCCAGACCCCGGCTGCCGTCCACTAAGCAGCGTATCTACAATGTCGTTTAAACCGGTCTTGCGGATTTGGTACAAGTCGCGCGCGTCAATGACACCGTTAGCGTCCGCTAAACCTTGCAGCTTATCCGCCAACCCTGTGAGCGCGCCGCGCTGAAGTTCGTCTGCGCGTGTGCCGGGTTGCGCTGCCATGCTGCGAAGCTGCTGCACGATAGGGGTGACGCGTAAAGGCTGCATACCTTCAGCGGCCAAGTCAGCTACGACATCTTCCATGTCGCGTGCGGTATCCCGCAAGCCAATCTGCGCTGCAATAGCATCGTCCGCGCGCTGCCCAGCGGCGCCAGCTATGCCGCGCGTTTGCTGTATAAGCCCCATGTCAGGGAATATAGCGGGTGTATCCCCCATGATAGCCGCTTGTTCGCCCGCACGCTCTTCCAACCCGCGCATACGCGGAACAAACCCAGAAGCAGTAATCTCATCCGCTTGTTGGCGCGCGGCGTTTGCTAACATTTCAGCAGCCGGTACTGTCTCGCCAGCAATGTTAGCGCGGGCAAGCGCCGCGTCGCGGGTCGGCCCTGTCGCTTCGTTGACGGCGCGGCGTTCAACATTTGACGCGGCTCTTTGCGCTGTCGCTGTTTCACCGCCGGAAAGCGCCGCCAAGCGCGCTTCACGTTCAGCGGCTTGTTGTGCCAGTATACGAGCGGGCGTGTCGGGATCAATTTGCTCTGCTACAATCTTGCCCACACCGAAGAACTTGCTAGGCTCTACCCCTGCGTCAAGCAAAACTTGCTGCGCTAGGCGCTGGTCGTCTGGTGATAGGCTTGCGAAAGCCCTTTTGGCCGCTTCGACATCTTTCCCTAGCGCTTCACGGATAATCTGGCCTGCTTTGACGGCAGGCATACGTGTAAGGTCAATAGCCCGGCCACCAAGCTGCTTTAATACAGAACCCAAAATAGGTAGGCCGGCTCCAAACAGCGCGCCTTCGGTCACGTCTTGCCCTGTCAACGCCGCAGTAGCCGCGCCCGCCGCGCCGCCGCCGGTGGTTCGTAAAGCAACGCGGCCTAAACGTGTAGGCGCTTGCACACCAATACCGCCAGAAGAAGTGGCGCGTGCAACATTTGCTAAAACATTACCGGCTACAGGTATTTTCGATACCACAGGCGCAAGCACTTTAGCAGTGCGCGAAACCGCTGCGCCCGGCCCTATTGATTGACCAAGGCTGCGCGCAAGCGGGCGTTCTTGAGTTACCAAAGCATTTGACACCGCGTTAACCGCGCCGCGCCGCTGCGCCTGCGCCTGCTGTACTGCTTTCTCGCCAAAAATTAATTTTGATACAGGGTCAGTAAACATGGCTGCGGCGTTATACGCGCCTTCGGGGATACCAATCAGGATTTCGTTAATGTTGTCTAACACGGTATCAACCGCACCGACGCCGCTGCCACGTGTTCGGCCAGCAGGCTTTCCTGCCTCCGGAAACTGCGCCAGAATTTTAGCTTTAACCTGTGCGTTGGTCGCGCCCGCAGGGCCAGTGATGCGGTAGGTGCGACCGTTAGGCGCTTTCATTTCATACGTTGGCATTAGTTACCTACCTGTTTGGCGCTGCCCCAACCGTCGCTAGATTTAGTCGGCGTGCTTCGTTTAACCGCGCCGCCACCAAAGTCTATCTTGGCTACGGTTGCTTTAAGTCGCTGTAGCTCGCGGTCTATCTCTGGCGTCCACATGACGCCGGCAGCAGCCTTGGAGTTTTCAATAAAGCGAATGGCGCGGTCCAGCTTTGCTTTGCGCGACTTCGGTGTGTCTTGGTATGTGGGGACATAGGTGTTTTTGTAGTTGGCTTCCTGCGTCTTAGACGTACCCGCACCCGTGTTAATAAATGTAACGCCGTCCAACAGTGCCAGAAGAGCGCCTTCAAACCGTTGACGCGGGCCACTCTGGGCAAACTTACGGGCTTCATCTCCGTAAAACGGAATTAGTGATGCTGCGTATTCGGTTCCGCTGGGAGCCGCAGCGGCGGATGACTCAAGCAGCGCATCGGTCGCCTCTCTCATTGAGTCCGTCATGTTCTGGGAAACTGTCCCAAACCGACGCTCACCTTCCGTCGATGGTTTAGCTTTTGCACCCGATCCTTTAACCACTATTGGTGCGCCGCCGCCGGCTGCACCGCCGCCGCTTGTGTTACCTGTTTCAAACTCGCGCATGGCCTTCGCCACGGCAGGGATTTGCGCTGCGGTTATAGGTGCGTTAATATTCACGCCCGCTTTCTGTGCAACGTACTTCTTGTAGTTGCTGACAGACGCCGAGCTGTTTTCTGGCCCTTGCGGTGCATAGCGGTCAATGATCTTGCTGACCGTGTTGAAGCCCTTGTTGACGTAGCTGCCGCGCAGCAAGTTTTCTTGTGCGGCAATACCGGCTTGCGGCGTATCGAAGGTAGCAAAGCCGCCGCTCGCGCCAGTGTAACCGGGCTGCGATTTAGCAAACGCGCCGTCCTTGAGTGCGCCGGGGTTGGTCTGCAATGCAGCAGCGACGCCACCTTTGCCGGGCGCGCCAGCGGACGGTGTCGTCGTAGCAAAGCTACCGCCAGTTTCCTTAGGTACGGCCCTGACATTACCTTGGTCGTCTGTTATATATTGCATACCTTGAGCGACTTGGATGCGCGAACCGGGTACTTCAGTTGCGCCGGCGCCGCCAAATTTCGGTATACCTATAATGCGCTCTTCAGTACCTGTGGTCTGCTTTATGTACTCTTGTTCCAACTGCTGCGCCCCGGTCAGCGTTTTAGCCGCAGTGGTTTTTCTCCATTCGCCGAACTGCACGGGATCGGTTGGCATAGATGCTACGGCGTCTGATAACGCCCCTTGAAACATCGGGTCTTGAAATTGAGGTATACCGGCGATGCGCTCTGCAAACCCGACCACTTGGTCAGGGTTGTCGGCGTTCTTCAGCGCCGTGTAAACAAAAGCCTGAAATTCTAATTTGGTTTTAAGGTCTGCCGCCGTAGCTTCTGATTGCGCTTTAGCAAACTGAGGCTCAGCCAAACGTGCCGCACGCGCTTCTTGCGCTGCGTTGATGTCCATTGTCTGCTGCGCCTGCTGCGCTTGACGCTGCGCCGCCTCTGTTTGCCGCGCCATGTTCATAAAGTTGGCAAACTGTGCGGTCTGACGTGCAGGATCGGGAAGCTGCGGGTTGCGTGCCTGAAGGGCTATCATCTGGTTTGCCATATCAATAACCCCTTGAAACGCCCGGCAGATAATTGTTTGTACTAGAACCAAAAGCGTTCCCTGAAGAACCGGCGCTGCCGCCGGGCGCCCCGTTGTTGTAATAGTTTATCATGGCGTTGTTCAAAGGTGCTTGCGCTGCGTATCCAGATATTTGACCTAGCGCATTGTTAAGCGCGTTAGCCTGACCGATGTAACCTGACGCGCGGGCTTGCCCTGCGTTATAAATGTTCGACGCTTCGTTCTGGCCCATCTGTCCGGCAGCGCCCGTAAGAACGTTAGCTGACGATTGACCCGCGCCCATCAGCGATTGCAACGGATTTAGCTTGGCTGCGCGCTCTGTCTGATAACGGTTAAACGCGTTCTGGTATTCTTGGCTGGCTAAGTCCTGCCCGAAACGCTGCACACCCTTCAGGGTGGAGCCGGACAACAGATTGCCGCGCGCGGCTGCTGACCGCTCTAGCGCCTTCATGCCTTCCGATTGACGGAATGCGTAACCGGGGTCTTGCTGGAACTGTTCAGTACCAAAGGCTTTACCAAGGCTGCCGTAACCGGCAGCGGTCTTGTCGCCGCCGATGCCCAGCAACTGCATAATCTCATTTTGCGCTGTCAGGCCACCTTGGCGAAACGGCTCTTGCAGTTCCGTCTGCCGCTGGAACATGCGCTCCTGCGCTGCGGTCGCGTCTTGCGCCGCGCGCTCTTGCGTTTTAGCGGCTTTACTAGACGCTTTGCTGGCTACTACGCCGCCGACAACCGCCGACCCGACTATTGCTGCTGCGACCATGTCAATCCCCAATCCATTTCGTGTAGTAAATCTCTACGGGTTCCATTTTCAGATACTCAAATAGCCTAGATGCGTCCTTGTGCATTTTGGAGCCGTAGAACATACGATGCACGCCTCTCCTTTTAGCTTCTTTTTCGACTAAACGAAAGAGTTTTACGCCACTAAATCCACCACGCACATCTGGGTGCGTCCAAAAGATGTCCATCGTCAACGTCAAGCACGTCTTGTAATGAAACCCCGGCGCGATAAAACCGATGAAATACCCCACTAAACGGCCAGTTTCACGCAGCGTAACTAGCAGCAGTTGTCCTGCGTCGTCGCGCGCTTCGTACAGATCATACTGCGGATCAAGCGGCACTTTATCTTTGTTCAGCGCCAATTCTTCCCAATGAAGGTCGTAGCACTCCATCAATTCGGGCAAACATTTACTGTAAGGCTCGACTTGTGCCGTAATCATTATGCGCTCCTGATGTCCACTATGCAGACAATCCTATCATCGGCGCTGTTATTTACAACAGAATGTTGTACGCGATTGTTGACCCACCACACTTCGCCGGAATAAAAGTTTACCGTCTCGTCACCGGAATGAAACAGCGCGCCGGGTAATGACTGCAAAGCTATCTGGTATCTGGTGTAAAACTCTGCTGGCGCGCCGCCGTCAACGTGCGGAGTAATGACACCGCCCGGCGGTAGCTTAGTGACAATGCAGCGGCCCAACTGCACACCATCAACGCGGCGCATAAGGTCTAGCACCAAGCGGCGCAGCGACGGCAACTGCGTCCAAGCCGGATAGGCTATCGTCTGGATGTCGTTGACAACCGCTTCGGGGTCTGTCGGAACTTCATTAAACCAAAGCCAGATGTCACTGACTTCAGCGTGCGCCGTGTCAGGGTGCTGCGTCCGTAACGTGTTCTGGTCCCACAACTCAGGCTGCGTAGCCAGTTCGCGCATGACCGGAACAGTATCCACATTGTCTGCAAGGCGCAGAAAATTCTGCATTAGCTAACCAGACGGCCCGACGCGCGGATGTTGATGGCGGACGCCGTGCCAGCGATTGTGCTGATGAAGCCATTGTTAGGCAGCACATGGCCGACCAGTTCAGGAAACGTATAGGTCTCGCCTGCCTGAAGCGTTTTAGACTTGACAATCAAGTTGTCGTTGCCCGCGGTACCCGCAGCCGTCACAAGGTTGACGCTGATCGTCGCCGCGCTGACGCTGTAGTTAGTCGCGGTAAACTTGTCGATGATCGTCTGCACGCCGTTCGACGTGTATTGTGTTGTCTGCGCGTTCTCCGCTGTCTTGGCGGGGATGATGTTGCTAATTGATACGGCCATGTTAAACTCCTATTGCTCAGTCTGCGTTACAGCTAGTATAGCAGCAGGCGCGGCTGGCGCAAAGGCTGTTGCTGCTACCGTTGCGATGCTGACGTTGGTGCTATCAGATGCGTACATGACTTCGATATAATCCCCGGCAAGAAGTGAAGCGACCTCGTTCAGTGTCACCACCAAGTACCCGTTGTTAAGCGTAATAGACGCAACACGGGCTGAATTAGGGAAGTCGGTCGTACCGTTCTTGCGTAGCCAAACCCATATAGATTTCTGCGAAGAGTTAGTCGATGTAATCTGTACTGATACTGCGAGGTTATACAGCCCTGCTTGGGCAACGACGATACGTGATGTAGGCGTCCCCCGCGACACGCCGCTTGCGATTTCGGTATTGGTGAACGTCAGCGCATAGGCGGTATTGGTGGCTGCTGGCGATTGGGTATCTGTTTTCGTAAACTCGCCGTAGTATAGCTGCTGCTCAATAGTAGGCCGCACAAAAATGATGCCATCGGTTGTACCAACCTTTAGAACCGCTGCCACAGGGATGACGTTATTAGGTGCTGTAGGTTTTACGTTTGTGAACCCACCCGCAACAGTTGGAGATGCGTAAAGGATATCACCAAGTGCAAACGCACTGGTATCTACCTCGCGGACAAAACCGAAGGTTGTGCAGTAGCCTTTATCCCCCGTGTCTGGAAGGTCATGTGTCATGACTCCTACAATCTAGAGCGTTGGTGTGGAACCGTTAGC